AATTTAATGAACCAATAACTCCACCCGTATGCTCCCCATCCTCATTCATTGTAGGATTGGTAGTCCAACTACGGATGAAGGTATTTAGTCCATCAATGACAAGAACTCTACCATTCCTCACTCTTTGAATGTTGGATTCATGTTCTGTCTCTACTTCGTTAAGTAATTTTTTGTAAAGTTCTTTCATTTGTTTGTAACATTTTAATCACCTATTACTTCTGAGTCTGAAATCAAACTATCAGTATCAAGTGAATCTTTTTTGTATTGTGAGATTGTTGCTTCGCAAATTCTTTTATAAATTTGCTCTTTTACTTCATTGTTGGTTTCTAACGTTGAAGGAAAATCTTTGGATTGGAATTTAATCACTTCGCCTGAATCAGTATCTACATACTCATACCAAGCTCCACTTTGTTTTACAATACCATTATCCTTCATTATAGATAACCAAGCTCCATAGTTATCAATACCTCTATCAAAGAAGATATCGAAATCAGCGGAACGTAACGGCGGTCCCATCCTATTCTTTACTACTTGACAACGTACTTTGATACCTACGATTCTCTCATTACCATTCTCCTTCGCCTTAATAGTTCCCATACTCTTTAATCTCAAACGAACCGAAGCATGGAAAGCGATTGCTTTACCACCGCTTGTTGTCCAAGGGTCAGAGAAAGGCATTGCGTTCATTTTCTGTCTTAATTGATTTGTGAAAACCAATGTGATTTTCTGTCTACCAATTAGGTTAGTAATCTTACGCATTGCTTTGGAGATAATGATTGCCTTATCGGTAGCGTAACCATCTTTTCCATAATCAGCCTCCATTTCTTTTTCTGTTGATGCAGCGGCAACGGAATCCACTACAATCGTAACATACTTATCTTTGGATTGTGTTCTTACTTTTTCGATGATTGTTTCGGTGTACTCAAAACATTGTTCAACAGTCTCAGCTGCTACATACAACATCTTAGATACATCAACTCCGATAGCTTCTAAGAACTCTCTACTTACGGCGTTTTCAGTATCAATCAACACAGCGATACCACCTAACTTTTGTGTTTCGGCAAGTAAGTGTGCTGATAATAATGATTTACCACTTTGTTCAAGTCCTGTCACTTCGGCAATTCTACCAACAGGCAAACCCCCATAAGGTCTATTGGAGATGGCAACATCCAACAATGATGCTCCAGTTGAAATCCAACCGTCCACATTTGTAGGTGCTTCATCAGAATCCAAAAAGAATGCTACTCTTTGGTCCTTTGATTGTTTGTTAAGTGATTCGGCAAGCACTGCTGCCAAATCAACTTCTTTAGTTGCTTTTGCCATATTCTTTATAACTTATTTTATGAATTGAAAAGGTCATCAAATGCTGCTGCTACATCATCTAATTTCTTAGCTGGCGCAGGAGCTGCTTTTTTTGATGGAGTTGTATCAAATGGTGCTTCATCATCATCACTTGCGGTAGAAGAAAGAGTTTCAGCGGATACTGATTTTTCTTCATCGGAAGTTGCTGATGGATTCAACCAACCTTCTAATACATTCTTCAATTCTGCATAAGTTAATTCAGAATAAAGGTCAGTAATTTCCTTTTGTTCACTTAGGAATTTGTCCACTTCTGCTTTTGATGCAGCCAATGGAGTTTCTTTTGGTTTAACACGGATTGTTGTTACAGGGTAAGAAGTACCACTGTCTTCAGCAGATACTACTTCAACAGTAATATCTCTACCTTCATTTGGGTCAGTAATATCACCATAATCAGCATCAGCCATATAACCAAGAATTTCTTGATATACAGTTTTACCAAAGCCCCAGAATCTTACGCCTTCACCTTCTTCACCTCTTACCAATACTGGTACGAATGTTCTAAGTTTCGGCTCCATTTTCTTTGCAGCTTTCCAATCTTCCTTATCACCCATTCTTTTAAGTTTGTCAGCAAACTCAACGATTGGGTCAGGTCTGCCAAAACTCATTGGAGATAAGTAAGTTTTGTTGTTGATGTTGTAGTGAAAATAAAGTTCAATAAAAGGATTTTCTTTATTGAATTTGTACGGCACCAATCTGATTGTGTGTTTGCCTGGTGCTGGCTTCCAAAGTTCTACTGAAGTTCTTTGGGTGTTTTGCAGTTTGTTAAGTCTGCTCTTAATTGCGTCTAAATTAATAGCCATGTCTTTTAAATTTTAAGAGTTTAAGTTTTAAAACGTTTATGTTTTAAGGTTGGATTATAGTGTCTTTCCTACACTTCCGTTACACATATAAATATAATGGAAATACAAATATACGAAGAAATTGTGAGACTTCCAAATCTTTTTTTCAGTATATTTTCTATGATAAAGGATGTAACAAATATAGGAAAAATTTGTGACAAAACCAAATAAAAAAGGGAGAATTTAATCTCCCTTTTGTTTTTTTATTTTTTTGGTAATAATGTTGTAAGTTTTGTTGATTCGTTTGTACCATATTTTTTAAGAATATCTTCGGCTTCTTCATCAGAAAGAGATGAAATAAAGTTTTGCATTTCATTCGCATCTTCTGGGTCTATATCGTTATCGTATGCAAAATTTTCATACTCCTCTAAATCCATATCTTCAATAAATTCCTGTACTTCATCTTTTGAACTCACTTTTGGTTCATCTGCTTTAGTACCAATCTTTGTTACAGGTATTGGGCCATCTTCTACATGATGGAGTTGATATTGCGTACCATCAGAAAAAACAATAGTTCCCTCAGTCTCATCTGTCTGAACATATATGCCATCTTCTCCTTTATCTATTCTTGATTGTAAGTCTTTACCATCATCATCCATAGTATCAAATTCTACATCATCAACTATATCTTTTAATTTGTGAGTTCCTGCAAATTCTTTGTCAGCTGTTTTTAATATTCCTTTAATTATTGATTTAACATCTGCTTTCTTTTGTAAATCATCATATGCTTGCGTTCCCATTACTGCTTCTTTGTCTGGGTCAAACTTAGCTACATAAGCAAATGCTTTTTTGTAAGCTTCAGAATCATCTTCTCTATCATATGCATCACCAACAGTTATAGTTTTACCAGTATCTGGGTCTTTAAATTTTGCACCATACAAATCAGCGCTTGTGAATGAATCTGCATTCGGGTCAGCTTTTCCTTTAATATCGGATGTATCAATTGAATCTAAATCATCTATCCAATCACCAGATTTAGGAGCTTCACCACCAGATTGTGAATATTTAGCAATTATATCTTTTGCATATTTGTTACCAGGATTACCACTAACCGCTGTCATAAAATCCATTGGTTTTAACTTTTTGGATTTTATATCAGCTGCTACTTTCGAAAGGTTTACTCCATTCTCATCTGCCCAACCTGCTACTGCTTGTGTTCTCAAACCAGTCATAGATGCAATCGAATTAACGGTTGCCATACCATCGGCTTTAGGAGCTTCACCACCTCTATCTTTTGCATAATCTCCACCAAACATATCATTTGGTTTTACATCTGCTTTAGATTTTCCACCTTTTTTAGCTTTAGGGTCTTCGTGTGTACCTGCCTTTAGTGCTGATTGGTATGCATCTTTTGATTTAAAGTGTACCAACTTTCCAGTTTCCTTACTTCTAGCTTGAAAGTCTTCAGCTTCAGTAATTAGTGATTTTAGTTTAATAGTTGCCATTTTTTTATACTTTTATACTATAAATATACGATTTTTTTAGAACTTTACCAAATTTATGCTAATAGGTGATAGTATTCTTTAAAGTGTTTGATACGGTCTGCCAATCCGATTGTTCCACCATTTACTCTTTTAGTAATAGATGTTACTACTGCATCAGTTGCTCCACCATCAGCCATCTTATGTAATCCGTTTTTAGAGAAGAACCAAGCTGCTGAAAGTAATGCGTATTGTGATGATACTTTATCTGGGTTTGCACAAATATCTTCACCAATTGATTTACCAAATGCAGTATAGTTATCCTTTCCTGTCAATTGGATATAACCACGGCCTCTAAATTTGTAGCCTTCGCCACTTCCTTCATCACCATTACCCATACGAGATGCGTAAACTTTGTTTGCAATCTTTTGTGGGTTTCTTTGGTATGCGTTTGCAATAGCTTCAGTTGGGAAATACTTTTTAAATATACCCATCAAACCTTTTGCTGAATAGTTTAGGTTTTCTTGTGTTGCTCTAAATCCACCACTTTCGTGTCCACATTGTGCTAAAAAGTGTGCCAATCTTAGGGGAGTGTTGATTTGGAATTTAGCTGCCGTATCGGGAATCATTTGGATTACTGCATCAGGAATATGTCCTTTAAGTTTATCCAACTTCAATCCACCTACTGATGCTATTGGAGTAGCTGGTTGTGGTACGGGCGCCGGTGTAGTGCTTTCACCCATAATCATTGCCCAAGTTTTTGGTCCTACGATACCATCTGCAGGTAATCCATGTTTAGCTTGAAA